TATACTACTCAGATATAGTTTCATCGGGAATTACGCAGTAAGGACTATCGGGATTAACCTCACAGAATGATTTTAAATACTCACCCTCACATCCAGCAAAGGTGTGTATGCCACAAGGCTTTGGATAAACCTCGAACGGTGTGAACGATGGCAAAGGAGTTTCGAACCAAAGTATGTCAACCGCCCAAGTTGTGGCAAGGTCTATGCACTCGCCTTCTTCGTCTTTAGCAAGGCAAATATTACCCAATTCTACAACCGCTACATCTTTGTAAGTGTATACGTCAACACCTTCTTCATCGGTGCTTTTTACTTGGATTTGCTTTTGAAATGTAGACCATTCTGATTGGTCTGTAAATTCGTATTTTTTAAATGTTGTCATTTTATTTTATAAAGTTGTTAGGGTTGCAAGTTCTGCGTTTGTTAGGCGAGTTTTGAATAGTTGGGCTTGGTTATAATTATAAAAACCATTTTCAAGGCCATTATTTTGGTCAATAAAAAACTCAGTTAAATTAGTTGATATTGTATATGGTGCCGAACTTGTACCTACTTGCACTCCATTAACGTAGAACGCAAAACTACCACTTTTGTAAGCAAAGGCAGCCTTTATGGTTCCAGTTGCGACAGCCGTAGTAAGGGTAGTGTAAATCTGTGTAGCATTAACAAGTGCATAGCATCCAAGCTTGTTTGTTGCGCCGTCACGAAAAATAAAGAATCGGTTACTATTATTGCCACGAACTTGAGTTAAATACCCGTTAGATGCTGCGCTATGTGTTAGGTCAGCTTCAACAAACAAAGTTCCCTCAGTTTGTCCTATCTTATCACTAATACCAGTCATTGAACAAGAGTCCGCAAGTCTTGTGGTTGCCGCCCCTTCACTCTTGATGTATGAGGTTGGGTAACTTGAGGCTTCCACTTGTGCGCCGTAAACATATCCGTAATCCGTTACGCTTCCTTGATAAGTAGGATTATAATTACTTGGGTTAAAAGTTGGGTTTAGAGAATTGCTAAGTCCTACTATTACATAAGTTGATGTACCGCTTGCTGATGTTCCAGCAACTGAAGCTCTGACCCATCCGTTTCCGTAATCTTCTATTTTTGTCGAAACATTGGTAAGTCCATTTGAACTATTGCCGCCAGTTGTTAGACCTTCCGAATCAAAAACTTGTGTATAGCTATTTGAGCCTATTTGTATTTTTACAGAAAAATACCGCCTTGTCCCTTTTTTGTAAAAAACGCTTGCGGTACTTGTTGCTGATGCTGTAATTGGAGATGTATTATATATTAGGTGAACATCATTAACCGCAGTTTCTAAAATTTTATCCGCATTCGTTGTTCCATCTGGTGAGGTTGCAGCGTTAGCAGTAACCGAAACCGCTTCTTTACTCCACGCCGCATTGTCAAATTCCGAACTATACAAAGCCAAGTTTGTTCGCTGCGGTTCTAATAATAAAGAGCCGTTTGGATTGTTTAGATAATCTACCCTTGCAAGGTTTAGTCTTGTAGTGGTTGCGAAGTAAGGTAGTGCGGTAGAGCCTTGATTAAGTTGTGCGTCTTGGATGTAGATGTTTGCACCTACTAATCCACTAACAACATTGTTACTAATTGCTGGATATATACGATTTTCAGAGCCGTTTGTCAAAATTGCCGAACATCTGTACCACCCATTACCAACGCTTTGTATGCTTGCAGTATTGCCGCCAGTAATACTTCCCACCGCTCCGTTTAGTAAATCAAAATAAACACTTGCCCCGCTTCCGTTATTAAAATATATCCAATTAACGTTTCCAGCTTTTGCGTAAACGCTAAAAGTGGATGTGTTTGTTATCGAGATAGTTTGATATACAAATCGCGCCAGTCCGTCATTTCTTTGCAATAGCCAAGCATTATTACTCCCATCATAACCACTTTGACCACTTGTTTCGGTTGTGCCGTTGCTAAGCCAAGTTGTATCAAACGTATTACTTTGCTGCAAAAGGTTATACGGCATACTTTGAACTAAGCCATTTGCATCCGTATAGCTTCCTAAGCTATTTCTTGAAAAGGTTAATTCATCAGCGTAAAAGTTAGCCCCATTTTTATGGTATCCTAAAAGCTTATCGGACTTGTTAGCCCAGTTGCCTCCGCCTAATTGTAAACTTGGTTCTATCATAGTATTGTATATCCTAATGTTGTTGCTAAAGCGTTGAAAGTTGTTTTATTGCCGCCCGTAAGGTCAGCGAGTTGGTTGTCTGAAAGTGCTGAAGGGAATACCATAAGGTTTTGAACTTTGCCGTAGAAAAAATTAGAATCATTACCCCTATTAAAATCTAAAACATCTAAAGAATTTGCAGTAAAAGCGGTTGAAGATGTTTCTGTATCAACCTCTACACCATTAACCCATAAAGCCCAATCGTTAACTTTATATTTTATAGCTATTTTATTTAAAGCGGTTTTGTCAGTCAAGGTATAATTTAAAACAACGTCTTGCCCTAATCCCGCAGCTCTTGAAACTGCTTGAATAAGGTTTGAACTTGCAACATACCTCAAATTAAATTGATTAGCATTGATATTAGCGTCTTCGGATATTGAAATCCAATTATTTAAAGTTTGGTCGTTAAACGCTGCTATCTCCGCATACAACACCCCTTCTTCACTATTTATCAAACTACTAATACCCGTCTTGCTTGCACTATCCGCCAATCTTGTCACCGCAGTTGAGGTGGTTGGGATGTAGGAAGTGGGATAGCTTGAGGCTTCTAATTGTGCGCCGTAGATGTAGATATAGTCACCGTTAGTTATATTTGTTATGTATGGATTTATACCCCTATTTGCGTCAAGTTTAACACCGACCCGATACCATCCATCTCCATAATCTTGAATAGTTCCTTGTCCCGAAGTGATAGTTCCGTTAGATAAATCAAAATTCGTTCCAAAAGAAACATTACCTCTATACAAACTAATTTTACTTATATTACCAGCTTTAGCAAATATAGTAGAATATCCATCTACAGATGACCCAGCTATACTTATTTCGCAACTTGTAGAAGTAGCAGTTAACTTATCTGCGTTTTGCGTTCCATCGGGTGAGGTTGTATTGTTTGCCGTAATTGTTGAATTACTCTTTGTCCACGCCGCATTGTCAAATTCACTCGAGTAGGTAATCAAATTTGTTCTCTGAGGTTCCAAAAGTAAAGAGCCGCATCCACCGCCAGTGTAGTCTATTCGGGGAACGTTTAAACGGTCGGTGGTTGGAAAGTAAGGTTTAGCGGTTGTGCCGATGTTTAGTTGTGCGTCTTGGATGTAGATGTTATCACCGCTATTTGTAGTTGTAATATTGTCGCTATTTGCTACAAATATATAATGATTATCATAAATACTTGACATTGTAACGCTACACCTATACCACCCATCACCAACGCTTAAAATAGAAGCGTTTATATTATTAGACTGCGTCCCAATTGTACCGTTTGATAGGTTAAAATAAGCATAACCCGACGACGTTGTATATATTGCTACATAATCAGAAGTGCCTTTCTTTGCATATACTGACCGATTAAAGTTATTGCTACCGCTAAATACTTGATAACATCGTGAACTTAATGCGGTTGCCGTAGATTGCATTAACCAAGCGTTAGAAGTACCATCGTAGCCACTCTGACCATATGTCAACGTACACCTATCTTTTAACCAAGCCGCATTACTAAAGTCATTTGAATAAGTAAGTAAATTAACGGGGCTTGTTTCTATCAACCCTTCAGCATTCACCCTTGTTGCGGTGCTTGCTCTTGTAAACGTCAAATCGCCACTTCCATCTGTTGGCTTTAAACTATATATTTTATCCTCTTTGTAACCGCTTGGGTACATTATAAGGCTTGCGTCATCGTATAAACTCATAATATTATTTTATTTAAAAATCTAATAGCACAAGTACTATTTTCCACTACGCCACTATCGGCTATAACTCTCTCTTTGAACGCAGCAAATAATAAGGGTGCTATACTGCCTCCTATAAGTACGTTGCTATATTGGTAACCATAGCCGTACATTATGCGAAGATAGCTAATACAGAGCCGCTTGTCATATTAACTCTTTTAATAAAAGAGCCGCCTTTTGGTGCTATAATTACTCCAGCTGAAAGGCTTACTCCGCTTATGTTGCTTTGAGCTATTAGGTCTACGTCTGCAAGGTCTGTAAGGTTAGCGAATACCGCAGCCTCGTTTACTACTAAGTACGCTACTTGTTGAGCAGCCGTAAAAGTAACGTCACCGCTTACGTAATATTGTCCGTTTCTTGAGATTTGAAGTTCTTGAGTGGTCATTTTATATATATATTTTTAATTGTGTTATCGTGCTAATTAGAAATCAGGTATTGTATATTTTCTATTAAACAAGCCTCGTTCTCTATTCTTTTTTTGTAGGCGTTTAAAATTGCTATCCAAGGCTCTACGGGTAGCTGGCATCTTGCGTAAGAGTAAGAAGTACTTAACGACATATTAATAGCAGCCCCAGCGTATAAGCTATCGAATCTTTCAGCGAAAGGCTGTATAGACCAGGTCTTATTTAGTACTAAGTTTAGGTCTTTATCTGCCCAATCCGCTTTATTGTAGTTCTCAAATATGCTCATAATATCTAAAGCTATTAGGCTACACTCATTTTGAACACTCACCTCGTTAGTAGCAGTATTAAGCTCAGTAACGTTATCGCAAATAAACAAGTCTAAGGAGTAGTCTATTCCGTTAAAGCCGTTAGGGGCTATACTTACTACGTCATAAATAAGGTAAACTCCCGTAACATCCTTAGTCAAATCTACGTCCCAAATATTACCTTTTAAAATAGTATTTATTTGAGGATGCTCGGACGCTATGCCTTGCATAATACTAAAGATATTTTTAATAGTTAGCGTTTTCATAGGATAAACTGCGAACGCCATTGAGTGTCCATCTCAGGTCTTACAACATCGTCTCCAGTTGGCGGAGTCTTGTAGAGTGGGTAACTATCCTCGTTAGCTTTTAGGTATAATTTTAGTTTACGTCTGTAAAAATCTGCGTTATCCTTAAAGATATTTTTAGCAGTTACAAGCTCTTGCTGAGATAAAGTACTGAAGTTGTCTCCCGAATGCGTACCCGCTCCTTTATTGGTTAGTTTATACGTTCCTATTCGAGTATACTTATGGCAAACCTCCCATTTTAAAGCGTCTCTTAAATATTCCTTTATTAGTATCTCGTTTAACGCTGATACGGTATTAGTTTTTATTTGAGTTTGTACCTGGTCAAATAAAGCACTCCCTAAAATAGGTCTTACAAAGGTATTTTGTATGCTATCTATTAGCGGCTTTAAATATCCGTCGTCAACGTTGTAGTTTAAAACGGTATTCTCTTTTACAAAAGCTGGGCTTACTATTAATATCATTTTTTTCTTACTATTACTTGCTTCCAGATGTGACGGCAATAAGGTATACTTGTCTCTGTCTCGGGTTTACGATACCAGCCTCCTCGAGCTAACCAAACGTCTGTAACGTCTGTTATACTACTTGACTTCATATCGTTGCGTAAAAGCTCTATTTCTGCTTTAGAGTATAGCTTTCTTTTGCTCATCATTTTACGGCAAAAATCTCGAGACTCACCTTTTAAAGCTGGAGCGTCACTTCTTAAAGTATATTTATATTTGACCTCTGTTTGTGGTACATCTATAACCTCAGCTACTTTCTTACCCGTAGGCGTTAAGTTTATAGCCTCTCCAGTAATCTCTATTAATTTTGAGTCTTTTAATATTCCTATTGAAGTAATTAACTCAGGAAACGTAAGCTTTAAAGCGTTGCTTATTCCGCTTGCTTGTATTAACGGGTTTGTTAAAATAGCTTTTAGTATTCTTTGTATTATGCCTTGCCCAGTAGTAGCAAACTCCATAGGGCTACCGTCTGAATCAAAGTGAATATCGAAAGCTCCTATCTCTTCGTAATCGTCTTCGCTTACTCCTATGTTATCAAATAAGTGGCTTATATCGCTATCGTCTGAGAAGTGCGAACATAAAGCAACTGGAGCAACTGGAGCGGCTACCTCTTCGGCTAATTCTAAGCCCGTTTGGTCGTTAATTAATTCTCTTATCTCAGCTCTCGTAAGGTTAGCTAATATAATGTCTGAGGTAAGGTCTACAGAGTCAATAGGCTTAAGTGGTATTATCTCTATGTCGCTTTTTTGTATCTCGTAAAAAGCTAATTTTTTAATAGTTCTTAAAAGAGTATTTTGACGCTCTGCGATATACGTATTGGTAAATATCTCGTAAGCCAGGTCAAGCTCGTTTCTTGCTCCTAATTGCCCCGCCTCTTTTACCCCAAATAAAATAGGATTAGTAACTCGGTGTCCGATAAAAATAGACTCCTTAACTCTATTGCTCATCTCTAAGTATCTTTCGTGCAAGTCGTTACCGTTTAGGTTACTTATCTCACTTCCATTCTCTTTAGATGGAGCGAATAGGTGTACTATTTTAGTACCAGTAGCTTTACCGAATTTATCTTGGAAAGTCTCCTCAAATTCTTTTGCCTCTGCTTGAGTCTCAGGTACTCCGTTATTATGCTGAATTAAAGTTCCACCTACAAAGCCATTTTTAACCTCGTTTAGCCAGTAATCGCCTATTTGTACGTCTGTCTTTATCTCAGCAAGTGAGCCAACGTAAACGGGTAAAGGGTAATACTTGAGGTTTGGTCTATAGTCTACGTGATATATAACGCCTCTCTTTTGCTCTTGGTCTTTTGGATTGTACCTATCTAAGTATTGAATTTTAGGTTTACCGTTTCTTGTCCCTTTATCGGTTATCCATTCGTCCGAATATTGCAAGCCTCCGTCTAAACCTACGCGAATATTAGCGAAGTCTATATGGTGATATTGGTTACCTACCCCAGTTTTTATCACCTCGATAGCGTAACCATTAAAAAGCTCGTAGTCTAAAGAGATTCTTTTGAGTAATGAAGTCCAATCCTCGTCTATATTAGCAAAACTAAGCCATTTTTTAGTAGCTAAGTCCTCAGAATATAAGCCGTTTCCAACCGTATAACCTACTTTACCGTTAATTATAGCATTATGAGTACTGCTATCGTTGTATAAATCAATTAATTCAAAGGGGTAGATGTTATCTACACCAAAATAAACTATATTTTGATTTTTTTTCTCTAAGAATTTAGGTATTTCAGCCGATGCAAACTCGGTTATAATTGAGTGATTATTCATAAATTATCGTTGTTTCCTCGTTTGTGTACGAATATACTATTTCTTGCGGTTGTTTTAGTCTTAATATTCCTCGGTGTATTTCTACTCCCGTAGTTCCGCCGATAGTCTCAGCGTTTATAATCTTGTAAGGGTAATCGCCGTTATTAGGCAAATCTATTGTAGCGTTTACAAGGTCTTCTACGCCATCTTTTAAGATAAAGTACACATACCTTCCGTTTACGCCTTGCGGTACGTCTAAAGTGACGTTGACGGTGTACTCAGCCGCCTCAATGGTCATAGTGTAATACGAATACTCAACCTCGTTAGAGATATTAGTATAAATATAGTTGGTTGTGTTTTTTGTGATTATGTCCATTGTATAAAAAAAGCCCACCACCGCTAAGTAGTGGGCTGTATTGATAGAGTTTAAAACTCTTAAATTACTGTAAATGCGTCAGCACTTACCGAATACATAGGCTCAGGCTCTTGACCTTGGAATGAAAGCGAATAACCGTTTCTATCTCCTAAAGCCGTTCCAGTTCCATTATCTCCCGCAGTCATTCTAACTCCGTTCGTAGCTCCCATTAACCAGTAAGCACCGTTATTGTCCTTAATGATTACAGAAAGTTTAGCTCTTGAAAGTAACTTAATTTCGTTACGTTTCGCTGAGTCCATTTTATTTAGTACATAAGTGCAAGTTTGGTCAAAGTAGCTTGTTCCATTCTGAGCGTTAACTATTGGGTTATCGTTCATTGTAGAAGCCGCTCCCTGAGCATTTGTACATTCGTATTTGTAGTAAGATAGTTCTGTTACACCATCTGAAGTGATTGAAGAAACTACTCCACTCGCCTCGACAATAGCAAAGGTAGTAGGCATATTTGCAAAGTAAAACTCTGCAATACCTCCAGCACTATCGCTGCATCCTACCGTAAATCCTTGGGTTAAATCACACGCCATAATATTTATATTTTAAATTGTTATGGTTAGTGATTAAGATGCCAAAGTAAACTCTACGATTTCGTTAGGGTAAGCTACTTGTAAACCTCTCTTAAATTTAACTCGGTAGTAAACCTTGTCTTCCATTTTCTCATACCACATATCAAACTCTTCTTCGTCATTTTGAAGGTCAAAACCTAAGAAGAAATTTTCTTGCGTTCCAAGGAACATTCTGTCAGTACCATCAAGTCCTACAACACCTACAAGAGTGATATTTTTACCTGGTATAGATACTGAGTAGTTAGCCCACGAAGTAGCGTCTACGTTAAATAGGTTTTTAGCGTTAAGAGTGTCTACGTATTTGTCAAAAGTATCTTGACCTACGAATAGAACTTGGTTAAGAGCAGACTTTACTTTAGCTGGTCTTGCGTTAGCCATTGCGTTTACTAAGCTATCTACGTTTCCAGAAGCTCCAGAAGTAATTGCAGTAGCTGAAGTAGTGTTACCGTCTACCGCAGTAGTAGCAGCGTCGATAATTTTGATTAGACCGTCATATCTGTTTATGTATACGTTACCTGAAGCGGTGTCACCTTGCCAATCTGCAACCTCGTTGTGTTCCATAATTGTTTTGATGATAGAATCTGCAACCTCAGCCTCGAAAGCCATTTCTTCAGTTTCAGCGTTACCAGCTCTTAGTAAGATTTGAGTATACTTAGGTATCAAATCCTTCATACAGAAACCACTAAAGTAAGTGATTTGACCTACTGTAATATCTCTGTTTGAGAATACTACGTCGCCTGAAGCAGTAGGAGAACATCCGCTACCGTCTTGAGGAAAAGCGGTTACCGCTAATAAGTGTAAAGCGTCAGTTTTTTTAACTCCAGATTGTAGAGTAAAATAGTCGCTTGAAGTTTTCTCGAAGTATAATCTCGAGATTAAGTCTGTGGATTGTTCGTTAACATAGTTAGTCAACGAGGCTACATTAAAGCTCATTTTTGTTTATTTATTTAATTTGTTTGCTCTGATAATTGCACCCATAGCAGCCGCTTTTTCAGCTCTACTTTGTGCTTTAAATTCTTGTGGCTTTGAAGAGGTAGCCGCCTCGCTTTTTACGATTTCTTCAAGCTCAGTACCTACCTTGCTTAAAGTAGCACTAAACTCGTTTCTTAAAGTTTCTTTGTCCGCTTTAATAGCAGCTAACTCTAATTTTAGAGAATCGTTTTCTGATTTTATACCTTCTAAAGTAGCAGTAAAAGCCTCTGCATATTTAGCAAGAGCTTTCTCTACCATTTCGTTTAACATCTCAGAAGTGAACTCGTTGTCCTCGGTAGCTATCTCGCTCATCGCTTGGATATTTACTACTAAGCCTCCAGCGGTCTCGATTATTGTACCGTCTGTAATTTCGTGGATACCATCTGGGGCAGCTACTTCGCCTTCGGGTAATACTACTGTTAAAGCAGTTCCCTCAGCTAATTCGCCTTCCCATTTAACGATAGTTCCATCTACTAAAGCAGCCTCGCCGAAGGTTTTTTCCTCAGCTACTACCTCTTCGTCTGAAAATACAGACTTGAGCGTGTTTATAACACTTTCTAAATTGATTTTATTCATTTGTTTAAATTTGTACGGTTCAAGGTCGAAAACTCCCTCAACGCTGAAACCCTTTAAGATTCCATCTTCTTTGACTTTAGACCAAGCCTCGTCATTTTCTACTTTTGCAGCGATAAACCAAGTACCGTCTGCTACATTTTCAAAACCTTTAGGGGCTAAAATGCCGAGTTCCTGGTCAGTAATAAAAGATTGGTAGATATATACACCATCTAATATCTTAAAAGCGTTGTGCTGCTCGTTAAAATTGTTGTGTTTGTTTTCTTTGAATAGTTTTTGTACCAACGACTTAATAGTCTCCTTACGGAATATAGCGTAGTACTCGCCTCTCTCGTCCCTACGATAGATAGGTAGGTCGGGTATCATAGCTGCACCCATTACTATACGTTTCTCTTCGTTTATTACCTCAAATTTATGAGGGGCAAAAGCTTGATAGTTTAAACCAATAGCGGGAGCGTCTACAAAAGCTATCGCCTGAAGTCCTTCGACATCGTCAGATAACGTAAATTCAATAAAGGGCAAATCCATTCAATAGGTATATACGATAGGAATAAAAAAGGTGCAAAAAACTTTTTTAAATAAATAGCTTGCGTATTAAAAAGTAATACTATATTTGCCTCAGATTAAAAGATAAAAAAATGACAAACACAAACACAAACACAGGAAGCACATTTGAAGTAGGTAGCGTATACGAAATGAGATTTATAGGAGATAGCGATTTAAAGCCTATGTTTATTTGTACTAAAAGAACTGCAAAAACTGCAACTTTTGAGCGTTTTAAAGGTACTGAAACCTTTAGCAAAAAAATAAATATTTACGATAATACAGAATACGTAAGGTACGATAGTTATTCAATGGCTCCTACAATTACTGCAAGTAAAATTGTAAGATAAATAACCAACTACGGGGAGCTTAAAACCTCCCCTTTTTAATTATGAAATATACACTTTTAATATTCCCGATTTTTAGCTTTTTTTGTACCGCTTCTATTTGGTACGATAAAGTGGAACAGCCTATAATAGAAGACAAGCTAATAGCGGCTATAATACAAGTAGAGAGCGGAGGCGATACGTTAGCTTATAATTTAGCAGAGGATGCGGTAGGTTGCTTGCAAATACGCCCTATAATGGTCAGAGAGGTTAATAGGTTAGTAGGTAAGGATAGTTTTACTCTACAAGATAGATGGAGCAAGGCTAAATCTATTCAGATGTTCAACGTATTACGCTCACATCTTAAAGGTGCAAGCGATGAGCAGATAGCGAGGACTTGGAATGGCGGCTATAACGGTCATAATATACCCCAAACAATGCAATACTGGCAAAAAGTTAAAAAATATACCCAATCAAATATAAAATAATAAACAAATGAAAATAACTATAAAACACCTTGGAGTAACGCACTCCGTAGAAACTGAGCAAGAGCATTTAACTGCTACCGAAACTTTAGATATATTTTGTAACCTAATGCGGTCTATTGGATACCAAGACGAGTCTATACAAAGAGCAAAAGAGATATGAACATAAAGATTAAAAACCTTAGCGAGTTTATACCAGCTCTCGAGGACTGCTTCGTAGAGATGTACGTAAAGCGTTTAGATAGTCTAATGCTTACTATTACTTACAAAGACTCAAAGTACAAAACTATCTTAACCAATAAGACAAGCATAGAAGCCGAGTACGATAACTTTGTAGCTCGGCTATTTGCTTAGTTACTCTACGACTACGGCTTTATTATAGATGCCGTCTATATTTCTTGTAGCTCGGCGTATGTCGGTCTCTGTTACTATTACTTTAGTAGTCGGTATCTGAGTATTATTTAAGTTTTGAGTGAATCCTACTGGGCTAACTCCAGCACCTCCGCCGCCTAAAGTTGGCTGAGTAATATTATTAGAGCCTCCGTTAAATTGAGTTTTAGCTATTGTAGCTATTTGAGCAGCTCCAACCGCCGCAGCTACACCAGCTTTTACAAACCTTTCGCCAGGTATTAAACTCGGCTCAGACAAAGCACCCGTAACCGCTTGAGCAGTCGAGATTATTGACTGACCTATACCAATAGCTTTGTTTAGCTTAAAAGCTTTCTTTTGTCTTTGCTCGTCTCCGTCTGCAAAAGCGTTAGCTAAATTACTTAGAGCAGTTAATGTACTCGAGGCTATATCGAACTTCGCTTGTTGTACTGCTTTTGCTTCATCTAATTCTTTTTTGTCCTTCTCCTTCTTTTTATCAGCGTCTTCTTTTTGTTTAGCCGCAAGTTTTTCGCTCATAGCAAAGGTCTCGTCTAATATCGCTCTATTAGCAGATATATTAGCTTGCCTACTTGCTTCTCTAAATTGGTCTAAAGCTATTAATGCATCTGCTTCCGCTTGAGTGCCTCTTGTGGTAGCTTCCACCATAGCCTCAAGCCTTAACATTTCCTCTTGTTGGCGTTCCTCTTCTAAGGCTCTTAACGCTTCTAATGATTTTAGCTTGTCGGTTATTTGCTCCGCATCAAATTTTTTACGCTGATATGCTAAGTCCGCATCGGAATCGCTTAGAGATTTATTCATCTCCATACGCTCCCTATCTAACGCAAGGTCGTTCATCTTTTGCTCAGACCTAAAACCTTCTATTTGTGCAAGTACTCCGAGTCTATTTCCTTGTGCAGCGATTAAAGCCGTTTGTGTTTCAGTATTCTTGTTTTTATTAAATTCAGCTTTTGCCGCAGCTACTTGTAAATCGGCTTGAGCAAGCATAGCCTTCTCTTGTTTTTCTAATATAATACCTAACTCATCATTAGCTTTTTTTCTGTCCTCTATGCTATTACGCTCTTCATCTCTTATTTGGCGTTGCTTCTCCGCTTGCCTATCGTATTTCTCTACAAGTAACGCTTGTTGTGCGGCAGCTATCTCCGCAGAGTTTTTTATAGCTACGTTTGCCTTAGCTTGTTCTATTGCTCCGCTTAAGCTTATCTTGCTTACGCCATCTATCGTACCGCTTACGACTCCACCTATTTCACTTGCTGCTTTTTTAAGATTGCTACCTAATTCACCTCCAGCTTTAGCCGCTGATATAGCTATATCGTCTATTGATTTATTAGTCTCAGCTATAGACTTATTTAATTCTTTTATTGTGTTAGCGTCTTTACTGCCAAAAAAGGATTTTTCCCAGGCAAGTTGAGCTTCTTGCAGACCTAACTTAATACCATAAAAAGCGGTTTGGAACGGAGATATAACTAAGGTTAATAAGTCATTCATAACGCCCCTTAGCCCCTCAAAACCTTTAGAGCTTTTATAGACTTGTTCGGTTACGTTTACAAAAACGCTGACTATTTTACCTAAGACAATAGAGATAGTCTCCATTGCGGTACTAAATAAGTCTACTACTTTTTGATTCTTTTTTAAAGCGTCAAATAAAGCGGCTACCGCAGCTACAGCAACACCTATTCCAAGAGCTTTAAACGCAGTACCTACAGCTTTTAAACCTTTAGAAAATAACGCACTTGCTTTACTCCCTTCTTTTTGAGCTTTAGCTGCCTCGTCTAAACCTTTTTTAGTGTTTGCTAATTCTTTGTTATAGCTTGCAACCTCGCCAGATGCTTTAGACCGCTCGTTACTTAGCTCTTTTATCGCTAATTTTTGGTCTTTAATAGCTGCTTTTAAATCGTCTTGTTTTTCTTTTAGCTCTGCTTGTCTTGCTAACTCAGTTTTAGA